AGACGATAGGCTTTACATGGAAAAATGCTTAAAGATTCGTAATAAAGAAGGTAAGCTTGTTCCTTTTAAGTGGAATCCTATGCAAGAAAAATCAGAAAGATTAATATATGAACATCAAGTATCAAAAGGAAAACCAGTACGTGTTATATGGTTAAAAGCCAGACAACATGGAATCAGTACATATTGTGAAGGTAAAATATTTAAAAAAACAGCAACAAATCCGTATAGAAATGCACTAATAATAGCACACGAAGATAAAGCAACTCAAAACCTTTTTGCTATGTCAAAATTGTTTTACGAATCATTGCCACCATTATTAAGACCGATGAAAAAATATTCAAATGAATCAGCATTGGTTTTTGAAAATCCTACAAATAATGACGAAGAAAAATATAGAAATCCCGGGTTAAGAAGTAAAATTACAGTAGCAACTGCTAAAAATGTAGACACAGGAAGGTCGGCTATGATTCAAAGTTTACACGCTTCTGAGGTTGCATTTTGGGACAACCCTGAATCATTAATGCTTGGTATATTACAATGCGTTCCAGATTTGCCTAATACAGAAGTTTATATAGAATCAACAGCAAATGGTGTTGGTGGTTACTTTTATGATTTATGGCATAAAGCAGTTAGGGGTGAAAATGATTATTTACCAATATTTTTAGCTTGGTTTGAAAATCCAGAATATTCAACACCATTTGAATCAGAAAAAGCCAAAAAAGCTTTTATGAAAACACTTGATGATGAAGAAAAAGCGTTATATAGAGAGTTTAAATTAACTCCTGAACAACTTCATTGGAGAAGAAGATGTATAGCAAACAAATGTAATGGCAGTATAGAACAATTTCATCAAGAATATCCTTCAATCCCTGAAGAAGCGTTTATAGCATCAGGTAGACCAAAGTTTAATCAACAATCGCTTAAAAAATACAAAGAAAAACAAGAAAGACCAATAATGAAGGGTTATCTTGAAATAAAAGACAAACAGTTAAAATTTATAGAAGATTCAAGTGGTTACATAAACATATGGAAAATGCCACAGCCAAATAAGTTTTATGTTATAGGTGCTGACGTTTCAGAGGGTTTAGCTACAGGTGACTATTCGTGTGCAGTTGTTTTAGATGAAGATTTTGATTTAGTTGCATCTTGGTATGGTCACATAGACCCTGATTTGTTTGGTGATGAATTGGTCAAGTTAGGAATGTTTTATAACGAAGCATATCTTGGTATAGAATCAAACAATCATGGTCTTACAACAATTAAATCAGTACTTAGAAAGGAATATTGGAATATATATTATCAGAAATCTTATGATAAGATTGATGAAAAAATAACTAAAAAAATTGGTTGGAATACAAATAGAAGAACAAAACCAATTATGATTAATACGCTTGCAGAATATATACGTGAAATGTGGCTTGGAATCAAATGGGACACGCTTATTTCTGAATGTTTTACATACATAATCGAAGAAGATGGTTCGACAAATGCACAAGCAGGTGCGCATGATGATACTATAATAGCTACAGCAATAGCTTTACAATTATTGTTAGAAGGTAGGGGCGAAGATTACACACCTGAAATACCAAGAGATGAACAAAAAATACCAAGTCCACTTGAAGATAGCGAAGAAGTATATGAAGAATATGCAGAATCAAGTGAAAACGAAGAATACGCAATTTAGGGGGTGAGTTTGTGTTAGGTTTTGGTAAGAAAAATAAAAGCAAAGAAGAAATAAACAAAGAGAAACCTTCAGAAGAAGAAATTAAACTTTGTCAAGAGATGTTTTATAAGTTTGAGATTGCAAAACAAGCGAAAGCCTCCAAAGTTGAAATGTGGAATAAATGCTTGTCTGCATATAATTCAGATTATTTTAAACAGATGAATTTGCCTGATTATAAATCAGATGAAATATCAAACTTTATATTCTCAACAATAGAAACAATCAAACCTATAATGACTGATAATGACCCAAAGATTTTGATATTACCAAAGACACCACAAGGTGCAGACAATGTAGATAAGCTTCAAAACGCATTTGATTATGAATGGGTTAGAGCTAAAATGGGTCGCTTGCTACCGCAAGCAGTAACAATGGCGTTACAAATTGGTACAGCAATTATAGGTATCTTTTGGGATGGTAGTGATGAAAATGGTATAGGAAATGTTAAACCAGTTTTAATCAATCCGTTTAACTTTTATCCAGACCCAATGGCAACATGTGTTGAAGATGCTGAATACATAATATATGCTACATACAAGCATGTTAATGATTTAAAAGCAAAATATCCAGACAAATCTAATTTATTAAGTGGTGGCACAATAAACTATTCTGAACTTGTGTCGTCTGGAATTGATACTTCAAACGTTAGGAATCAAGTTCTAGTTTTAGAATGTTGGTTGAGAGATTACACCACCATTGAAACAGAAGAAGAAATAGATGGTGAGAAAAAGAAAGTTAAAAAAAGAAAATATCCTAAAGGCAGAGTTATCACATGTTGCCCTGAATTGAATGTGATATTGGAAGATAAAAAATCACCATATGATGATGGTCAATTCCCATTTAAACTTATAAAGTGTTATGATATACCGTTTGAATTTTGGGGCAAAGGAGAGATAGAACAATTACTTTCTCCACAACAATATATAAACGAATTGATGAATCAGATAATCGACAACGCAAAACTTACAGCAAATATGCCTTGGGTTATAGATAAAAACTCAGGTATAGGTAGAGGTCAATTAACAAATAGACCGGGGCTTATAATCAGAAAAAATCCCGGGACAGAAGTTAAACGTTTAATACCACCTCCAATGCCTAGTTATGTTGCAGAAATAGTATCAACATTGAAGCGTGATATAGAGGTTATATCAGGTATACATGATGTTACTAGGGGTGAAAAACCCGGCTCAATATCTGCTGCTAGCGCTATAATAGCGTTGCAAGAAGCTGCTCACGCAAGAATAAGGCTTAAAGTTAGAGCGATGGAACATAGCCTTAGTGAGATAGGGCAAATGTGGTTTTCAAGAATGAAACAGTTCTGGGTTACTGATAGATGGGTAAGATTTGAAGATGAAGAAGGAAATTATCAGTTTACAACTATAACTCAGGAAGATTTAAGTGCAGATATAGACTTTGCAATAGTTGGTGGAAGTACAATGCCACAAAACAAAAATGCTATGCTTGATTTGATTATAAGACTTGCTCAAACAACTGCTGAAGATGGTTTACCAATGGTAGACAGAGAAACTGTATTGACTTACACATCAATAGCAGATAAGAAAAAAATATTAAATCATTTTAGAGATATAAATAATCAAAGAGCGCAATCTGCACAACAAGACGCTCAAAAAGCTGAACAACAAATGTTAATGCAGTTGCAAATTGAAGCTGAAAAACAACAAGCAAAACTTGATACGCAAAAAGAAATAGCAATGCTTAAAGAAGCAGGTAAAGTTGGAAGTCAAATAATGTCTAAAGAAGCTAATAAAAATCAATCAGCAGAAAATATAACAGATGAACAGATTGCACAAGTAATTCAATTGATATTAACAGACCCGCAAATGCTTCAAATGATTATACAAGCTGCTACGCAATAGCAAAGTAAAAGGTAGTGTTTATTCAGCCAATAAATATATAATATGGAACAACCCGTATAGGGATTCCAAAATAAGGGGGAATTTTAATGGATAATATGAATAATGTGGACACTTCTGTAAACACAGGAGTACAACCACAAGAAACTAGTACACAGCAAACTAATATTGAACCTTCTAGTCAGGTTCAAGACACTCAACCAAATACCACTTCAACACCTCTAACAGAATTAGAGATTGAAGGTATAGGTAAAGTAACAATAGACGAGTTGAAAGAGTGGAAAAAAGGATATTTAAGACAGCAAGATTATACTAGAAAAACACAGGCATTGGCTAAGCAAAGGGCTGAACTAAAAGATGCATTAGAAATTTACAATTATCTAAAAAATAATCCAATAGTTGCACATCAAATTGCAAATGGTCAAATGCCACAAAACATTGAAGGCACTCCTTTGGAAAAGGTAAATCCAATCACTAAACAAGTTGTGGATGTCCAAAGAGAGTTGGCATTAATTAAATTAGAAAATGATATTAAAGAGTTGAAGTCTAAATATCCAGACTTTGACGAGATAGAAACTCTCACTAAGGCTGAAGAACTTGGAATAACTGATTTGGAATTTGTATGGAATGCGATAAGGGGTGCTAAGATGGATAATTTAAGAGAAACAATTGAAAAAGAAGTACGTGCTTCACTAACAGAACAAATTAAAAAGAATGGTTTAGAAACACAAACAATTATTTCAACTGGTGATAAAACAAATAAAGATAGTGTTAATCTTACAGCAGAAGAAATACTGATAGCACAGAAAATGGGTATAGACCCTAAAGTATATGCACAATATAAAAATAGTTGATAATATCGAGGTGATTTTATGATAACACCAACTGCTTCTAATACTCATATAAGTTCAGATTGGGCTGCATTACTTGAACCCGGTCTTAGAGCTGTGTTTTATAACACTTATAATGAACTACCAACACAGTTTGATAAAATATTTAAAGTAAAAAATTCAAATAAAGCGGCAGAATATGAATTAGGCATGGGAGCATTCACTCCTTGGACAGAAAGAGTAAATGACACAGATAACGTTGAATATCAAAAAATTGGACAAGGCTTAGAAAGAGAATATATACATAAAGAATTTGCTTCTGGTTTTGCAGTAGGTAAAAGACTTTATGAAGATGAACAGTATGGCATAATCAACGGAATGGCTGAAGATTTGGGTAGAGCAGGTAGAACAAAAGTAGAAATGGATGTTGCTTCTGTTTTAAACAATGCTTTCGATCCTACTAAGCCAATATATGATGGTAAACCACTAATATCTGATGCACATCCATATGAAGGCGGATTGTCTGGAGTACAGTCAAACAAAGTAACCGGAGCATTGTCTGATGTAACATTAAAGGAGGCAATAACTTTAATGAGAAGTGTTAAAGACAATGGTGGTAAGAAAATAGTTTTGCAACCTGATACTTTGATTGTCCCTCCAGCATTAGAATGGCTTGCAATTGAATTGACTAAATCAGCGCAAAAACCCGGCACAGCAGATAACGATATTAACGCATTAGCAGGAAGGTTGAAAGTATTTGTATATGATTACCTAACTAATGATGATGCTTGGTTTGTTATTGATAGCAAGAGACATAAATTAACATTCTTCTGGAGAGTAAAACCTGAATTTACTAGAAGTAAAGACACAGATAATTTTGTTGCTAAATTCAATGGTAGAATGAGATACTCTTTTGGTGCTTCTGCATGGCAGGGTATCGTGGGTTCAACGGGCGTATAAATAAGTCTTAACATGTAGGTAGTGCAGGAATTTAATTTCCTGCCTATCATACAAATTAATTAATTGAGGTGAATATAATGGGAGTAACACATTTTAGTGCTGTAATATCTACTTTTCCAGTTTTAAAGAAAGCTATTTCTGATAACATTACTTTAACTGACCAAGAAGCGGCTGATGTTGGTATTTTAGAAGTTACACCATCAGCAAACGGTAAATCAATAATTTTTCCTAAAGCAATCGAAGGTAAGATATTGTTTGTTGCAAACTTAGCTTCTGCCACAAATGCAGTAACTATTAAAGTTGGTGCAAGTGGAACAGGCGTATCTGTGCCTGCTAATAAGTCTGCAATACTAAGATGCACAGATGAAGATTTTGTAGCTGTGTATGTAGGGTCATAATGAATATTTTATGGAGGGTGGCTTGTCCTCCCTCCTATATTTATATAGGGGTGTAGTTATGAATAAATATAAAGATTATATTGCTAGAACACAAGAAGAAAGAATTCTTTTAGATATATTATATTATCTTGAAAAGATAGCAAATAATTATCAAGCAACAGATATATACGATGATGCTCAAATAGTAGAAGAAAAGATAATTGATGAAATCATAAAAGATGTAAAAAAAAATACAAAGTCCAAATCTAAATCTAAAAAGAAAAAGGGTGATGAATAATGAGTTTCACTCTACAAGATGCAATAATTGAAACAAGAAGGTATTTAAAAGATAATACTGAAAGCGTATGGACTGATGATGATATAACTGCGTTTATAAATGAAGCTTTGATGTTGATAAAAGCAGATTTACCTGAATTTTTTACTGATTTGGAAGAAGTTATAGAAAATAGTGATAAAATATTATTGCCAAATACATATAAAAAATTGCCTTGCTTATTTGCTTCTGCTAGATGTTTTGAACAAGATGAACAAAACTTTAGAGCGGTTCAAAAAATGAATGAATTTGAAACAAGA